TCGCCGTTTTCCAGCATAGCGTCTACTTCAAAGGATATGCCGTTTTTATGGTCGGAAAAGCTAACCCTTGTATTGTTTCTTTCAAAGATATAGCCAAACTCTCTGAATTTTTCACAGAGTGCCGGTGCTATCATAGATTCGGTGAAGTCGCCAAAAAGATTGGTTAATTTCCCAATCTGCTCGTCGTTTTTTGCTTGCTTTTCACCGACCCTATCCAACCGTTCGCCGACCTTATCCAACCGTTCGCCGACTCTCTCTATTAACGCCCAAACCGACTCGAAAGTGGGTGGATGGGCATCCTGTGGATTGGCTGTCTGTGCTACTGGCATAATGTAACCTCCATTCAAATATATCGCTTGGGGGAGAAAAAAGCAACATATCTCCTCTCTACGTCGCGTGAGCGACGACGTAAATCGAAGCCTCCGCAACGCGGAGGCAGATCTCCCCCGACAGACAATAAAGTCTGTCACCCTATATATGACGAAAACTTGCGTTTTGCATTAGTCAAAACCGAAAAAAAGTGAAAAAAATGGATTTTTTTTGCGGGGGCAGGGTATACCCCATATATAGCATAGGTACCGACAGGTGTAGCGTGACTAACCATGCAGGTATAGAAACATTAACCCTCCAGGAAAATAACTTTCCCCTTTTTGTGATATTTATTTAAAATGAGCGTAAAAACGGCCACAGACAGACAGACAGACAGACAGACAGACAGACAGACAGACAGACAGACAGACAGACAGACTATGGATTATATCCAATTATGAACCAGATATTATAATCAGAAATGAACCATTGTGAACACTTTATAATCCCGTTCCAGCTATTAAATCCCCATAGAAATAGCCCATCATTTGCGTTTGGGGGCAGGTTGTACAGGGGGTGCCTTCCATTATCGCTTTAGGCTCTGGTGTATCCATGTTGAAAATGCTTCCATAGGTTAAGCCAATCGACGGGCAGAGCTGCAGCCCCCCGTTACTGTACAACATCAAGAGCCCGTCCAATTTTGTCGGTTCTTTTTTGGCGTCTTCTGCCATGCGCTCTTCAACTGTGTACGATGAGTGCGCCCCCCTCAACATTGTCGTAACGTACGGAATATTATGCTCTTCACAATAGGCAATTTTCTCTTCCCAGTTATCGTTGCCATCCTGAATGATCAGCACCGTGTCGTAATACAGCGGGAAATCTTTGCCTATATGCCACGCCGCCAGCCGGGGGAAGGCTCCGCTTTGCGGTATCGGCAGCGAACCATTTGTTTCTATCACCCCTTTATACCCGCGCTGTTCTAACGCGGGGATTAGGGTATCTATTTCCGGGTACAGACCAGGCTCCCCGCCGGTTATCTTAAGCAGCCATTCCCCCGGGTCAATATGCGCGTCCAGCCATTTTAGAAGCGCCTCGTTGGTAATAGCATTCGCCGGGGTACCGTCTTCCAGCACGTGGTCGATCGGGTATATCCACTGTTTCATCACACAGTAATAGCAGTCATAATTACAGGATTGTATAACCGCGATGCTTAACAGTTTCATGTCAGTTCTCTCCTTGCAAAAAGTTTGAGAAGCGTTACGCCGCTGGTTGGTAAAAAAGGATACGACAAATTGATAGTTATCGTCCTGAAATTATTTGCAAAACTCACCGAGCAACCCGAAACATAAGCCCCCCTTCCATCAGAGGAGCGCATTGGCCCATGTGTAAAGGTGCCCGAGGTACTAATGATAACGTCGACCCACGCGTTACCTTCACCAAGGAACAAACCTTTGCAGTCTTTTGCGCCAAAACCGATAACAACGTGTAAATAGACGTTATTGGGGTTACTTCCCCAGGCATTTTGGGGAATAGTGAGGGTGACCCTATTGAGTCCAGCATTAATCGACATAGATATGCCCGTCGTATTGAGCGGTATGGCTGAAACTTCGTTGTTTTTTTCAAACACATATACCCAATTATATTGGGTATAATGGCCCTCTTTAGCGGCTCTCGCGAGGGCATAATTTACGTTTATACCCCCACAGATAATATTCGTTAAATTAGTATTATTAAACGTGACAGGCATTCTTTCCCCTACAAGCCAATAGTTAAAGTATTACCAGCTAAACTAAAAAATGGAAAATCAAGTATATCTGCCTTGACGTGCAGATGCGAAAAGTCGGCAATTTGATTTTTAGTATGCTTATGAGGTTGAACCCTCGTCGAGTTAACATCTTGGTTACCGTTGTACCCCCCAAATGAGGTATTATCCCATGGTGTAGCGTAGGCGTTGCCCCCCAAAGGGGACTCCATCCAACACTGATAAAAAAAGCCTGTACAACCAAAACCTATATAGCACGAATCAAATTTGTTGCCTTTGCAGCTTGAGAGATGTGTGCAGCCCCCAAATTCGCACCCGCTTCCGCCGCCGCAGTAGCCGTTGCAGTTTATGAGGTTTGTGCATTCAAAAAAACCGTAGCCCCAAGCCCCGGCTGCCCCGTCGCCGTAGCCGTTGCAGTTTATGAGATTTGTGCATCTATAAAAACCAGTGCCGGTGTTGCTTCTGTGGCTTGCATCGCCGCAGTAGCCGTTGCAGTTTATCAGGTTTGTGCATTCAAAAAAACCGTAGCCGGAGCTGCTGAAGATGTTGGTACAAGAACCAGAGCCGTTGCAGCTTATGAGATCTGTGCATTCAAAAAAACCGTAGCCGGAGGCGTAGATGCTACCATTGTTGCTGGAAATAGTGGGAAAATATACTCCAATAGTAACGTTTCTAGCGACCGTGGCGCTTTTTATGCCTGATAAATATAACTCGTCTGTCGGCATAGCTTGAATTACTATTTTACTCCCACTTTCTCCCACGATAGACCTTGTTCTCCCATCTGATAAATCAATTGTAGCCAAAGGATGCTGCCAAGTTCCCCCGGAGGTACGCGGATCGTTATACGTCCATGTTCCTGCTTTAATAAGTACCCGCGAGTAGTCATTCCCCGGAGCGGCAGTCGCCCATGCCATTAATGCGTAGTCAGAGTCCACCACAAAGGTAAACGTCTCTGATATCCCAGCCCCACCACCGGAGCCGCCTCCACCCGCGGCGATTTGCGCAATGGCGGTTCTTATATCAGGATGCGCGATAGTGCTGTTGTTATGTGCGGCTAACTGCTCCACCGATTCGTTCAATACCCTATTATCTTCATTCCCCCTATTTTGGACCTCATTGTTCAGGTCGGCTCGAATTCCCCCGTGGGCGTCGCCGTTTTCGTTGTGTTCGCCTATTTTTTCGTCCAATTCGTTTTCATCAATCCAGTCCTGATTGTCTGAAAAAAACGTCCACACCGGAGATTCAGACCACCCCGCAATGGCCTGATACACGCCGTTATTGGCTTGAACGGGATCGGCAATAACCCGGCAGAGATAATTTAATTTGGGGTTCAACCCCGTGATAAGATCGAGGGCTGATTTTTGAGGAACGGCAGGGAGCCAGGTGTTATTCGCCAATTGGGCCTCGTCGGTGTAGCCTTTGGCGGCGGCCAGGGTATTAACATCACCCTGTGTTCTCGCCAGCTCTTCGGCCGCGATGAGGTCATGGGCTTCCTCAATACCCTCCTCGATGTGGTTCATGTTTTCTGGGGAGAGCGGCGTCCCCGGCTCTTCCAGGGAATCGGGGGAATTGACCAATACGACAGATTCCTCCGTTTCATCGTACTTAAGATATCTGTCAAGGTTTTCGCCTTCACGGCCTTTCCAGAGGGTTTTTTCGTATGCCATGGGGAGAGTATACCACCCCAAAACGGCGGCAACCCTAATTGGGATAAAGACCAGATTGACCAGCCGCGGCGGTAGGACTATAATATTGGCAAGAGGATATACTATGAGAAAACCATTACTTTTTATTATAAGTTTATTTATTATTTTGTTTATGACGACTTGCGATATTGGCCTTGGTACCAACAACCAGGCGCCGGATAATCCCTTTGCCGATGGGGAATGGGAGCATGAATACACAAGTGGAGATGTAAGGCAATATAAAAAAATATCTTTCTCAAACAATCAATTTACTTTTTATGAGAAAAATGAAGGGGTTTGGAACCCGAATGAAAATACCTACACGGGGACATACTCTTTGTTAATAGGCGAAAGGCAGCTTAAAATAATAAACTGCGTGTCGGCCAGCCCCAAAGCGAACGGCAGAACCACTTATACTTTTAGTTTTGACGGAACAAATTATACAAACGGTGAAAAAGTCTTGTTCATAAACTGGCTCGGCACAGCCGAGGGTAACCAATTCTTGGACGAGACCGGCGTATTTAACAGAATTGATTAAACCCGCCTTATTCTCAAAACCTCAGTCGCTGCGTCTATATATAATTGTCCCACGGAAGTTTCATTCCTGTTTTCTGGAAGCCCCGCGATTATAAATGTTTTTCCCGTTTTTGCCCCGCCGATAATCAACCGCGCCCCCAGTGTGTTTCTGCCACCGCTGCTGTCATACCAACGTTTAGTCGTACTGTCACCTTCAGCAAACTTTATTTCCACATTGTATCTGTAAGTACGACCACCCCCACCAAGGTTTGAATCTGTGGATACCCAGTCAACATATGTCCTCAAAAATGCTATGGCCCTGTCGCCAAAACTCGAGAGATCGTTTAACCCAAAAGAATTTTGCCCCAAAAAATCACATACGTTTTTAGCCGTCTGGTTGGCTTCAAATATTGTCGGCGGTATGTTTGCCCCCGTTTCTTTGTTGGAAATAATCACCGGCCCTGAATTTATCTCGCCGTAAAAATACGCGTCGCCCCTTGCGATGAATTTATTAAACTCCGCGTTCCCCGTATCACCCTCTATACGAAAACCGGACGAGCCGGATTCAAAATTGGCGCTCTGAATAGCCCCTCCATTCTGCAACTCAATAAGCATGGTTTGTAGTTTTTCAATGAACGCCTGCTGGGCGACGATGCCGGCGGCGAAGAGGGCGCCGAACCAGCCCATTTTCTGCGTCAATTCCTCCACATCGAGGCCGTCTTTAAAAGAGAGCATATACAGCTCCATATGCTTGACCGGATCACGTTCCTCCCAGATAAAGCCGGTCCATTGGTAGACATAGCCCATCCGCCAGACGTGGGCGCCTACCGTACCATCGGCAACGGCAAACACATAGTCTCCCTGCCCGGCGATGACGCTGCCCGTATTCTTCCCTTTCAGGATTGTTACCTCCGGCCCCTGCGGCAGGGTATCAATCGTTCCCAAATAGCGGGCCTCGCCCACGCGCTTTTCGATTTGAATATGCAGCTCGGAGGTATAGACCTCGCCCTTGTACTCCGCCTGCACGGTAATGCGGCGCCCGTCGCCCAGGGCAGCGTCGGCGGTGACGGTGATCTTGCCGGCATTGTTTATAGTCACCCCTTCGGGCGCGTCAACGAGCGAGAACGTTATACCCCGTCCTGATTCTACGGGGAAGAAACCACCCAACATGGGGTCGATGGGTTTTCCGCCGATGCCCGGATATCGGGGCGTCCCATCCGTGGGAGGGATTTTGTAATTCCATTTAAACAATTCAGCCAAAGCGGTAAACGGCAAAGAACCGGCAAGTAAATTCCCGTCGCTGTCGCATTTGAGAATCTTTGTCTGGGGGGAAAGAGTCAAATAAATCGCCACCGTGTCGGTGTTGCCGCGCTCGCCTTTAATTCTGACCGGCGGGCCCCATTCGCCTGCGTCAACCGACTCGGCGGTTTTTGAGGACTGCCACAAGGACGGCGTAGTATGCGCGTAATGCCAGCCCCCGCCCTGGCCGGCGCCTTCGGGGCGCGGCGGCTCGCGCTCGCTGTCATGGTAGGTGACAAACAGCCGCCAGCGGGCAGGACCGACTACGCCGGAATCTATGGCGCCGGAAACGGGTGTAATTTTATTTTCAAAATCGGGCAGGATGAAGTTGTCATCATCCACGTCAAAAATGGCGGGGCTGTATTCGACGCAGGTGAGGACGGCGCTCAAGTCGGCCTGCGGCTGGATGTCGGTGATGATAAGGTCGATAACTTCCTGCCCGCGTATGCCGAAGGCGTAGATATCGCCCTGCCGCGGCGCGTCCTTCCCCTCAAGCGGTTCAGTAAAGTAAACCTCGTTTGGAGCGTGAGCGAGCGCAACGTCTCTCAGAAGAATCGTCCCATCAGAACGACGGATACGGACGGCGTACTGTTTGCCCGGCTCGGTCTCGACCGGTTCGTCAAGACGGATGCCGACATAGCGGTTCGCGGATGGAGACCACAGCATTTCGACGATACGGCCCTGCACGGCCCCGGTCAGCGCGAGGTCGCCGGCGTACTGTATCCAGTCGCCTTTTTCGCACAGCAGGTATTCGATGTCGGCTTCGATAGTATGGACGAACGGCCTGTTTTTCAGGCAGGCGTAATTGTACATCCCTATTCGCCGCGCCTGGATGGAATTGGTAATGCCCCAGAGGTCGGTTTTTTGAATCGTTTCCGGCTCACCTGCTTCCGGCGGGTTACCGTCCGGGGTGTGGTAGACCGTCAGCTCACTTTGCGCGTAACCGGCGTCCTCGTCAATGAAGCGCAGCGCGATGGCGTCGGGGATAGCGGCGGTGAACATGGTGACGCTGTAGCTTTTGGTATTTTTGGGCGTGAACAACTGCGTGTGGGACTGGCGCTCGATATCCTGCACCACGGAAATTTTTGAATCGATACGGAGGATATCGGCGCGGGCGACGCCGCCGATCATCCGCAAGAGTTCAGCGATGGTGACGGACTCGGACAGGTACGCGTCGCAGGTATAGCCGCGATCTGCGCACCACTGGTAAAAATCTTCGAGCGAGACCCAATCAATGTCGTCGGCATCGACCCGCTGCTGGGCGGGGCCGCCGCGCAGGGCGTGCAGGAGCATGGCCGCGGGGTTGCGGGTTTCGGCGGCGGCAAGCCAGTACAGCGCGCCGGAACCGGAAGGCGAATATACCGGCAGTTTCGAGGTCGCGATGTAATTGAGACTGTCGACCACGCCGTTGAACTTGTCGGTCGCCATCACCCGCAGCGCGATGATGGTCAAGTCTTTTTGACGTTCCGGGCGGATGGGACGCACCGGCCGCCCTAAATCATCTTTGCTTTTAAATGAGCGGATTGAGCCGACGTATACCTCGTCGATGACTTTGCTGTCAGAGGAATCGGCCGTCATGCGTTCTATTTTGACGATGTATTGCCCAGAGGGGACGGGTGCGGTTATCTGATACCGCTGGGTCTTGAGCTCCTTGCCGGAGATGGTATTACTCCCCGCGTTAAAGAACCCAAGGAGTTCGTAATCAGAGGAATCATCGCCGGCCCTTTTATAAGAAGCCTTGACCTCCACCGACGTGGATTGAAGATCGCCGTCGTTGTTATATTTACCCATGCCGTTATGGAAAAAAATGTCAACGTTGATCACGTCGGTATTACCCGGCGTGGTGCGGGTAATCTCTCCGGCTATTTTGCTGCCGTCGCCACCGTCAATTTTGTTCTTCAGCACCGCGTTGATCATGTCCTCGTGGACGCAGTGCGGATACAATGCTGACGGCTCCCCGTTCTGAAGGACTTCTATTCTCACCAGCGGATCCGCGCCGGCGAGAATTTGGGAAATACTTTCGGATTGCGACAGATCAACGAGCGAAGTTTCTCCCAGTTTGAAACTGTTAAGGTCAATAACACAATCTTTATACCCGCCGCAAAAAAGCTGGGTGAAGTATTGCTTGCCGTTGATTATCGAAGTGTGGGGATTGGCGGCCACGTCCGGGTAGATGCGGTGGCGCCCGAACAGAACGGGGATTCTGCCGCCGGGCCGCGCCTGATTTTTTCCACCCCTGATGGACGGATCGTTCTCCGGTTTCTCGCGATCTTTGAAAGAGGGGATATGGACGTTCAAAAGCACCTGGCCGCCGGTAATCATTCCAATTCCGGTGCCGATGAGCGCGACCCCGATAGGGGCCAGGGAGCCGCCTGATGCGATGGTAAGCACCAAACCGACGACTGCCAGCGCCCAGCCGCCTATTTTCATTCCCGTGCCGGCCTCCTGGGCATCGCCGTACGGCACAAACTTGATCCACAGCGTATCGCCGTCCTGCGCGATTATCGAAAAATCTTTGACAATTTCTCCGTTGCGGCACACCCGCGCCTGACGGAGCGGGAACCCGGTATTCAGTTCGCGGATAATGTCCGCGACGGGCTTGGGGCTGGTTGTAAGTTTTACGCGGCTGGAGCGCAACGGATGAAGTTCGGCGATAATGTTAACTGACACGGTAATACCCCTCTATGCGGCCCCGCAGGCCGGGATGCGTTTCCCGCTGGCAGACGCTGCCGGTTTTTATGCCGGTGTGCAGGATATACCCGCCGCCGGCGGCGATGCCGATATGGGCGGGAACGCCGTGTTCGGTTATAACCACCACGGCCTTTTCTTGCGGCCCGGTTATTTTCTCGGCGGCGAGTACCGGCCTTTTTTCAGCGAAGAGCCGCGCCGTTTCTCGCACGTTCAGCGCGTCGGCGTAATTGTCTGTCAGCTCCGGCAGTTCGATTCCGTATTCGTTACGCAAGACCAGCCGCACCAGGCCGTAGCAGTCGCAGCCGGCAAGCGTCCTGCCGTTGGAGACAAAGGGGATGCCGATATATTTTTTAACCCATCCGTATATCATCAGTAAAATAACCCCTCAAAATCTTCCGGCGTGTAAGTGTCTTTGGGAAATTTACGGTCAATGAGGTAGAAGTCGTACACCTCACCTTCAATTGTTTCTTTTGTTGCCCGTACATTGCGCAAGAGGTACTTAAGCGGCCCGCGCTCGTACACGTCCGGCGTGTCCGCCATGATGACGCAGACCGTAACGTGAACGGACTGCCCCACCGCCTGCTTGATGGTTTGAAAAATCGCCAAGTCGGTATTGTCGATGGCCAGGCGGCAGGGGCGCGGCGCGTTATCGGTTTGCTCCGGCAGAATTATCGTAAAACTGGCGGCATAAAACTCATGGCCGTGTGAGGTGATATTCTGGTTATTATCAACAAACCGCAGTACCGCGCCGCCGGACGTTTCGATAGTAAGCAGGTGCAAAAAAACTTTTTCAGTTTCCGGGGCGGTAACGGCGGCGGTCGCTTCGGGGGATATTTTCATAGACGCTCCAACTGCATAGAGACCTCGAACAGCCCTTCAATCGCGCCGACGGTGTAATTGTCGGTAAAGCGGAACTCGGCTATCTCAAGCGAAGTCGGATCGGTGAAGTTAAAACGCAGCACGCCGTCGGCAAGCGTGAATTGATAAAACGCTTCAAAAACCGCCAGCTCGTCCACATCAAATATTTGTTTGCCGGAGAAATTGACCGTCCGCGCGGTGTACCGCCGGCGGGCTTTTTTCGGCCCCGCGTCCATTGCGGTACGTATAACGCTGCTTTGGGGCTGCTTGGAAAAGCCGTCTATCAATAGCGTTGCCGGCAGTTCTGCCGGCCAGGTGACATTCGCCATCTACACCCCCGCCGCCCGCATACCGTAACGCGCCATAGCGCGGTCAGCCTTGCCGGACGCGATGTGCCTGTCGATCACCTCGCCAATGATAACATCGATTTGCTTGCCCCCCATGCCGTCATCGTACTCTTTCTGCTGCACCGCGGCCCCGGAGTTGTTAATAATGTTAACCGTTACCTGCGCGCTGCCGCCCGCGGTCTGGACGCCGAGATCGCCGTTGGGCATACGGGTCAGGGGCATGATTGCTTCGGGACCGGCTTCGCCCATGAGGCCGGTTCCCCGCGCAAACTTAAAGAGCGTTGGATTCTGTACGACTTGATTGGTGAAAGCTCCCCCGCGCGCAAAGGTATGAATCCCCGCGGCGTCAAAAATATTACCGTGGGCGTTCGCCTGTTCCGCTTCGATCCTGCCGTTTACATTGCCTTTAATCAGCGCCGTGGTACCCGCCGCGGCGATAAACCCGAGACCCAGCGGCCACTGGCCCTGAGCGATAAGCTGTAACCCCGCTTGTAAAAACAGGTTCGGCAGGGCGTTAAGAATTTCCTGGCTCATGGCGGTCAGAGCGTCTTGCATCGCTTCCCCGGCTTCCTTGCCTTGACCCAGCGCTCTGCCCAACTCCTCAAGTCCATTCAGCGCCGCCCCGGCTCCAAGGTTTATCAGCGATTCTTTTATGCCGTCCAAGGTTTTTCTAAGTTCTTCGGCCTGCTGTAATTCGTCACACAGATCGAGCGTTGCCTTAAAAGCCGCCATCTCTGCTTCGGTCGCACCGGCCGCCGCATATGTCGCCAATGCCAATTCGTTTTGCGATTTGCCGATCTCGTCTATCTGCCGGTTGTATTCGGCCAGTATTTCCGTTCGGCGGTATTCGTCCGTGAGGCGCCTGATTTCTTCGGCCTGTTCGGATGTCGCCCCGTTCGCAAGAGCCATTTCGTAGGCAAGCTGGCTTTCCGATTTGCCGAGGTCATCGATTTTTTTGCGAAGGCTTTTGATTTCCATAGCGTTCTCTGCCGCCTTGGCCTCCGTTCCCAGTCGTTTATATTCAAGTATAAGCGGCTCTATAGATTTATTAATAAGTTTGAACGGGTCATCTATATCTGCGGGGTCGATCGATAAAAGTTCCACCAAGGCTTTCTGTATGTCCGCCTGCTGGCTACGCAGGATTTCGGCGATATCAAGTTCTTCGCCTAACTCGGCAAACACGGTTTTGCCCGCCTCGAAGGACCGGCTGAATTCGCCAAGGTACAGTTCCGCCGCCTTGGCGCCCGAGTCGCCGAACTGTGCGGGGTCGATCTTGGTAATTTCGCCGTACCACTCCTGCCAGCGTTTTTTCGCCTCGACGGCGGATGATGATCCAGCCCCCAGGGGGTTAACTGTCGCGCCGCTTATCAACTCCTGAATCTCATTCCGTATTCTGTCTATCTCGGCCTGCGCTGCGGGGGATATGCCATTAATGCCTCTCAAAACTTGCAGCATGGCTTCCGAGCTTTGGGAAGCCACAGCCTCCGCCCAATCGGGAGTACGTGATAATCTTTCATAAAGTTCGTTGTTTCTACTGCTGGCAAGTTCATCAAGCGCAGCATTTATTTTTTCTATTTCGGTCGCATATCCATACATTTCCGCTTGAAGCCAGTCCCCGGGATCGGTATCTGGATTCAGGGGCCTTTCCAAATCGCTAATAATACGTTGAGACTGATATGCTATCCTTTCCGAGGACTGTTCCACGCGGGCCAGGGTTGAGTCAAGTTGCTGTTGCAATCGCGTCAGCCTTGCCGCTGCCTGTTCCGCCGCATCAAAATTTCCGGTCTCTCTGGCAGCGTCATACATACCGCGTGTCAACCCTCTGATTCTTCTACTGACTTCTTCAAAGGACTCGGAGCTTCGCAACAACTCCTTGTTGTTTTTGGCCATTTGGCTGATAGAAGCATCATAATCTTTTGACACCTGATTTATTTGCGCGTTTACGCTGCTGACAAGCCCGACAAGTGTAGCGGTAACGGCAATCGCTCCCCCGATTGCCAATATATAAGGATTGGCCGCAACCACAGACATAGCGGCGCCGATCCCTTTTATTGCCGATATCGCCGGGCCTGATACCGCGACCACGCCGGCCATGCCGATAACAAAACGTTTGGTTCCCTCGTCCATATCGTTAATGCCGCCCAGGATCGAGCTTGCGCCGTCCAGCAGTTCGGTCGCCATCGGCAGCATCAGCTCCCCAAAGGAAGCGAGCGCCTGTTTTGCGTCATCCATCGCGGTATTAAATTTTTCGAGGGTTGTGCCGGAGAGTTCATCCATCATGCCGGCGAATTGCCCGCCCGGAGCGGTCATGCCTCTGAGCGCCCGCTCCAGCTCCGAAAAGCCGAGCTTGCCTTCCGCGGCAAGGCGGCGCACGCCATCCTCGGAGGTGCCCAGCTCCTTTGCCAGTTGTTTGAGAACCGGGATTCCCTGCTGCTGGAGATTTGCCAAGTCCCGCGTTGTCAGTTTCCCCGTGGCGCGTACGCGTTCAAAGGAACCCGATATCGCGCCAAACGAACTGCCCGTCCCCGCGGCCACATCACCGAGCATCTGTATAGTCTGGGTAGCGTACGCGGTATCGTGCCCCATGTTGACCATCGCCCGGCCCACTTCAAAAACCTCGTCAACGGAAAGGCCGGGCGAGGCCCCCAGCCGCCGCCAATCTTCGAACACGGCGGACGCTTCCTCCGCGGAACCGAGCATATTTTTCAGAGAGAGTTTAAGTTTTTCGTTTTCGCCGGCGAACTTGACCGCGGCAATACCGGCGCCGGCAATAACGCCGGACAAGATCATGCTTTTTTTGGAAATGGTATCCAGCGCGTCGCCGAGCGTTTGTGTTTTTTGTTCCGCGCCGTCAACGCTTTCACCGAGTTTCTTAAAGTTTTCGATAGCGCGGGCGACCTCGGCCTCAACCAGTACCCGCAGCTCGTCTGTTACCTGCATTTCGATCCCTGTCCCGCTCTTTCAATAACCCCAGCTCGGAGTCAAACAGTTCAACCAACTCCACCAGCGCCGCCGGTTCACGTATCCAGTCCGGGCCGTGTGGCCAACCGTAACGCTTGATCTTTGCCCACAGGTTATATGCCTCATACAATTCAGGAGTGAGGTAACTTTGTACCTCACTCCGTTTTATGACCCATTCCCGTAAAACTATCTTCTCTTTGGCGTACTCGGGCCGGAGTTCCCGTTCGTGCCACCCGTCCCAGAGGAGCCCGAAGCCGATTCGGAGATTTTTTTTTGCGTGTCGGTAATTTTGTCGGAGCAAACCTCGGTACAGATAGCGCTCACCAGCGGGAACATTCCGGCAAAGCTCGCCGCGGCAAGCTCTTCCCCGTTGGTAATCGGCGTTTCCTTCCTGGCATCCTCAATGGTTAAATTCTTTATAGCGCCGACATGGAAGCGGAGAATCTTCGAAGCGTTGAACCTGGTCTGCGCCGAAGTGGCGGTAAAATCCCTGCCGGCGGCGTCCTTCTTTTGCTGCGTTACCAGTTCCGTAAACACCAGGGTGCCGTGGTCTTCGGCGGTCGGGCGGATAATCTCCACCGAAAGCCGCTCGTTTTCCGGCAACTCAAGGTTGCCTTTAATTGCGGGGTAAAAGACGTATTTTTTGTTGGCGGTAAATTTCATTCATCGTCCCCTTCATCGCCAGCCGGATCACCTTCGCCGGGATCTCCATTACCAAGATCACCAGCAGGATCACCTTCGCCTTCATCGCCGTTTGAATCGCCTTGTCCGGGTTCTCCATCATCGCCGCCAGCCGGATCACCCTGTCCGGATTCTTCTTCCGGTTCATTCTCCGGTTCCGGCTCGACAACTTCTTCCTGTTCGGCAATGACTTCTTCTACCATGCGGTAGTACATACCGGGCCTGCTTTGGCCGTCCACTTTATAGTTGAAGTTGAACGGACACACGCCGTCGATTGGCTTGTCCATCTGGAAAGATTCCACGATGATCGGGAAATA